GCACCGAATAGGGCCACCACCGTTTCGCAACCAAATCCCCGAACGGCGATTCGTAGGCAATCGAGCACCCGATCTCACCGTCCCGGTCGCGCAACCAAACGCCGCGCCCATTGTTCACCCACGCAATAAACCGGATGAAAAGCCCTGGCCGATACGGTTTAGGTTGAATCACGGGCACACCAGATCCGCCGTCTGAATCGCGTTCATGACATCGCGGGCAGAGCGGATCGCGTGCTGGCGCGTGGCGTAGGTCTTTGCGCACTTGGCGATGACAGAGCCGTTAGGTGCGTGCAGAGGCTGAGTAGCCCGCAGTTCGAATTCGTCACCGCCACCGAGCAATTCCCCGCGTTCTGCGGCGGCTTCGGGGCCGGCAAGACATACGCCGGAGTGTGCCGGGCGATCGCCAGGAAACTGCAGCACCCACGACAGTCGGTGGCCTACTACCTGCCGACCTACGACATGGTGCGCACGATCGGGTTCCCCCGATTCGCCGAGGTCATGGAAGAAATGAGCCTGCCGCGCCGGTTCAACAAGACCGACGCCACCATCGACTTCGGCGAGTGGGGGCAGCTCATGTTCCGCACGATGGACACGCCGGAGCGGATCATCGGCTACGAGGTGGCCGACAGCCTGGTGGACGAGCTCGACACGCTGCCAACCATCAAGGCGCGGGACGCCTGGAACAAGATCATCAGCCGCAACCGGCAAAAGAAGGCGGACGGAAGCCTGAACACGGTCGGGATTGTGACCACGCCAGAAGGGTTCCGGTTTGTCTATGACCGGTGGGTCAAGAATACAGCGCCCGGGTATCGACTGATCAAGGCGCCGACCGAGACGAACGCCAAGCACCTGCCGGATGGGTACGTCGACAGTCTGCGGACGAGCTACCCGAGCAGTCTGCTGGCCGCCTACCTCGATGGCGAGTTCGTCAACCTGACGGCGGGCAGCGTCTACCCCGAGTTCGACCGGGTGCTGAACGCCAGCACCGAGACGATCAGGGACAAGGAAACGCTGCACGTCGGCATGGACTTCAACGTGTCCCACGGCGCGGCGGTGATCCACGTGCTGCGCGGCGACGACCCGCACGCGGTGGCCGAACTGACCGAAGTGTTCGACACCCCGGCGATGGTCCGGCTGCTGACCGACCGCTTCAAGGCCAAAGGCCACAGCCTGATCATCTACCCGGACGCCAGCGGGAAGAACAGAAAGAGCCAGGACGCGAGCGAGTCGGACATCGCGCTGCTCAAGCAGGCGGGGTTCACGATCTGCGCCAACCCGGGCAATCCGGCGGTCAAGGATCGCGTGCTGAGCATGAACGCGATGCTGAACAAGGACGGCAAGCGCCGGTATCGGGTGAACCCTGAAACCTGCCCGCACCTGGTCGAGGCCCTGGAAAAGCAAGCCTATGACAAGCACGGCGAGCCGGACAAGACCAGCGGCATGGACCACATTCTGGACGCCGCTGGTTACGTGATCGTCTACCGCTACCCGATCGTGAAGCGATCAGTGATCGTCAGTTCGCTGCACTTCTAACCAAAAACACCCACCCCCAGCCCGCCAGGCCAACGCCTCGCGGGCTTCTTGCATTCGGAGCCATGTCGACAGTCGCCACGCCAATCGCCGCAGTTGCAGCCCAATCGGAAGACCGCGCCCTGGTGCGCGCGCTGATGGGCGGCACGCGGGCGATGCGCGCGGCCGGGCAGCGATACATGCCGATCTGGCCGGCTGAGGACAACGAGTCCTACAAGTCGCGGCTGGGTCAGGCGGTGCTGTTCCCGGCCTACTCGCGCACGGTCGAGACACTGGCGAGCAAGCCGTTCTCGCAGCCGATGACACTGGGCGAAGACGTACCGCCAGTGATCGTCGAGTGGGCCGAGGATATCGATCTGCAGGGCCGCAATCTGCACGCGTTCTGCTGCGACACGTTCGCGCACGCGCTGGGCGCGGGCATCGCCGGCATCCTGGTCGACTACCCGCGCGCCGAGGGCGTTCGCACGCTGGCCGATGAGCGCAACGCGGGTGCGCGGCCGTACTTCATCCAGATCGAGGCCGAGCAGATCCTGGGCTGGCGGGCCAGCCGCGCGAGCGGGAAGTGGCGCATCGACCAACTGCGCCTGATGGAGACGGTCGACGAACCGGACGGCGAGTTCGGCACGGAAACGATCAAACAGGTGCGCGTGCTCACGCCGGGCGCATGGGCGACGTACCGCGAGACGAAGGACGGCTGGGCGCAGCATGACAAAGGCGTCACCAGCTTGCCCGTGGTCCCCTTCGTGCCCGTTTACGGCAAGCGCACCGGGTTCATGCTGGGAGAGCCGCCGCTGATGCAGGTGGCTTTCCTGAACGCGCAGCACTGGGCCGAGTCCAGCGACCAGGCCAAATCGGTCCGGTTCGCTCGGGTGCGCATTGCGGCCATCGTGGGCGGCGACGCCGAGGAAAAGATCACCGTCGGGTCGGATTATTTCCTGCGGCTGCCGGCCGGCGCATCGATCGAGATCGCGCAAGGATCGGCCGAGGCAGTCGGAATCGGCCGATCGGAACTGAACGTACTCGAAGAGCAGATGCGCCAGTCTGGCGCCGAACTGCTGGTGATCAAGCCTGGATCGATCACAGCGACCCAGGTCGCGACCGAGAACGCGGTGGGCATGTCGGCACTCCAGGCGATGGCCGCGCAGGCTGAGGACGCTTTCGACGCAGCCCTGCAGATCATGGCCGACTGGGTCGGTCTACCGCAGGGCGGGCACGTTTCGCTGTTCGACGACTATGGCGCGCAGACGCTCGCCGAGGCGAGCGCCGAGCTGCTGTTCAAGATGAACCAGGCCGGCAAGTTGTCGGACATCACGACGCTGGACGAAATGAAGCGCCGCGGCGTGCTTGCTGCCGAGGTTGACTCGGCGACCGAGCGCGAGCGGATCGCGGACCAGGGCCCGGCGCTGGGAATGCTCACCGACCCGCCACCCGTGCCACCGAAGGTCGCCGACCCGGAGGATGATTCGGCAGATGATCCGGTGGCCTGATGGCCGCCAGCGTCAACGAGCTCCTGGCTGATGCAGCGATCCACCACGCGGTGGATTTGGCGCAGTACAGCACGGGCGTGGTCAGGCGGATCATCGCGCTCCTGAATCGAACGGATGCCGATTTGTTCGCGCAGTTGACCGCGGCGCTCGGGCAGATGGACGCCGAGTCGTTCACGGTCGAGCGCCTGGAAGCGATCCTGCAGTCTGTGCGCTCGCTCAACGCCCAGGCGTATCAACGGGTCGAGATGGCGCTGACGGCGGAGCTGCGCTCGTTCGTCGAGATCGAATGGCCATACCAGCAGAACCTGTTTCCGTCGGTCGGCATCACGATGCAGCTGGGCACGACGGTCTCGGCTGCGCAGGTGTACTCGGCCGCCATGAGCCGCCCGTTTCAGGGCCGGCTTCTGTCGGAATGGTCGAAGTCCATCGAGGTCGACCGGATGGTGCGAATCCGCGATGCGATCAGGATCGGGTTCGTCGAGGGCCAGACGAATGACGAGATCGTCAAGCGCATCAGGGGCACCAAGGCCCGCGGCTACAGCGACGGGATCATCGAGATCGACCGGCGCAACGCCGAGGCGGTTGTGCGTACTGCGGTGCAGCACACGGCGGCCGGCGCGAGGGACGAGATGTTTCGGCAGGGCGCCGATGTGATCAAGGCGATCCAGTGGAGCAGCGCCCTTGATGGCCGGACCACGGAGCAGTGCAGGATTCGTGACGGGAAGCAGTACACGCCCGACGACCACAAGCCGATCGGGCACAAGATCCCATGGGGCAGCGGCCCTGGACGTTTGCATTGGCGCTGCCGCTCCGCAGCCGTGGCGATCACCAAGAGCCTGTCCGAGATCACAGGCATCCCCGGCCTGCCGGAGAACCCGGTGGGCATGCGCGCGAGCATGGACGGTGCTGTGCCCGGCGATGTGACATACGGCGAGTGGATCAAGAAGCAACCTGCCGCGCGCCAGGACGAGATCGTCGGGCCGACGCGGGGCGCGCTGATGCGGTCTGGCAAGTTGCCGTTCGACAGCCTCTACACCGACCGCGGCGAGTACCTGACGCTTGACCAGCTCAGGGAGCGCAACGCGGCGGCGTTTAAGCGGGCAGGGGTATGATTTACGCCCCATGCCGAAATTCGAAGTTATCGACGGCACCGCCGCCCCGGACACTCCGGCCGAGCGGGTGCGCAAGCGCGTTCGGGCGATCGGCAAGCCGCCGGCCATGATCCAGTGCCACCGTTGTGGCGGGCGCGAGGTCATCGAGGCCAAGATCGGCATGGTCATGAAGAACGGCAGGGCCAGCGGCGGGACGAAATCGATCCTGTGCGCCACCTGCCACAGAAACGGCGAGCGTGTAGTCCTCGCCTGAGCATCACCCACTGAACACCTGAAGGCCCGCCACTGCGCGGGCCTTTTGCGTTTCTGCGGCCCGCAAAGCGTGGTCGTTTTCACTGGCCGATGGCCGCCACCTGTCCAAGGGACAACCCTCCATGTTCAAGAAGCATCCCCCGTTGATGGCCGAGGCCGACGCTGGCACTACTGGCGCCGGCACAGCAGCAGCCCCAGACGTTCAGGCTCAGATCGACGCAGCGGTTAGCGCCGCCGTGGCCGGACTGAAAGCCAAGAACGGCGAACTCCTGGGCTCGTTGAGAGAGTCGAAGGAATCGCTGAAACGGTTCGACGGAATCGACCCCGATGCCGTGCGCAACATCATCAGCAAGTTCGCCAACGACGAAGAAGCCGCGCTGATCGCCAAGGGCGAGATCGACAAGGTTCTGAACAATCGGACCGAGCGCATGAAGGCCGGTTTCGAGAGAGAAACGCAAGCCGAACGAGCCAAGCGCGAAGCGGCAGAAGCGCGCGCGGCCAAGTTCAGCAAGCGGGTTCTCGAAAACGGCATTCGAGCCGAAGCAGCGGCGGCAGGACTGCATCAGTACGCCATCGAGGATGCGCTGTACCGGGCCGGCACGACGTTCACGCTGGACGACGAAGGCAACCCTGCCGCGGTCGAAGGCGCGTTCGGCAAAGACGGCCGCCCGCTGACGCTCAAAGAGTGGTTCGGCGACATGAAAGAGAAGGCCCCGCACTGGTTCCCCGCGACGGCGTCTGGCAGTGGTGCCAGCGGCTCGGGTGGCGCTGGCGTTGGCGGCAAAACGATGACCCGCAGCCACTTCGAGACGCTGCGCCCGCAAGAGCGGGCCGCAACGATCAAGGCCGGCACGAAAGTCGTCGACTAGCAACCCAATCCGAAGCAATCCCGAGCCCGCCATGAGCGGGCTTTTTCATTTCTGAAAGGCCGAAATCATGGGCGCTCTGACCCTCACCTCCCTCCTGCCGACCATCTACGAAGCGATGGATGTCGTTTCCCGCGAGATGGTGGGCTTCATTCCCGCAGTTGCGCGCGACTCCAGCGCTGAACGCGCGGCCCTGAACCAGACCGTGATGTCGCCCGTGGTTGGCGCGATGACGGCCGAGGACATCAACGTCGGCGCCTACCCGGCCGACACCCCGGCGCAGACCATCGGTAATGTGTCGATGTCGATCACCAAGGCCCGCTCGGTCCCGTTCGGCGTGACCGGCGAAGAGAATCGCGGTCTGAACACCGCTGGTACGATGGGCACCATCAATCGCGATCGCATGGCCCAGGCGATTCGCACGCTGACCAATGAGGTCGAGACCGACTTGGCCGCGCTGCACATCTACGCCAGCCGCGCCTATGGCACGTACAACACGACCCCCTTCGGCACGGCGGCCGATCTGTCCGACTTCGCCAATTCGCGCAAGATTCTGGACGACAACGGTGCCCCGCAGTCCGACATGCACATGGTGCTCGGCTCGACCGCCGTGGCGAACATCCGCGGCAAGCAGTCGGGCCTGTTCAAGATCAACGAGGCGGGCACCGATCAACTGCTGCGGTTTGGCGTGCTGGGCGACGTGGGCGGCTTCGCGCTGCACAACTCGGCCCAGGTCAAGACGGCGGTCACGGCCGGCACGAACAACGGCAGCGCCAGCACGAACAACGCGGGCTATGCCGTCGGCGCCACCACGCTGACCCTGGCCTCGGCCGGTACCGGCACCATCATCGCGGGCGACATCATCACCATCGCGGGCGACACGAACAAGTACCTGGTCGTGACCGGCGACGCTGACGTGTCGGGCGGCGGTAGCATCGTGATCGCCGAGCCCGGGCTGCGCGTGGCGATCGCCGCGTCCAATACCGTGATCACCACGATCGCCGCGACGACCCGCAACATGTTCTTCCACCGTTCGGCCATCCAGCTCGCCACGCGCGCGCCGGCCATGCCCGACGGCGGCGACTCGGCCGATGACGTGATGATCGTCACCGATCCGGTGAGCGGGGTGGCGTTCGAGTTCTGCGTCTACAAGCAGAAGCGCCAGGTCAGGTACGAAGTGAACCTCGCTTGGGGCGTGAAGATGGTCGCACCGCGTCACTGCGGCATCCTGATCGGCGCGTAAGCACCGGCGCGCGGCTCTGGGTTTGCCTGGGGCCGCGCTCAACGACTGGAGCCGAGCATGCAAGTGCCGACCGTTCACATCAAGCATCCCGACTTGCCCGATGGCGCGCTGATCAACGCATCGGACTTCGATCCGGCCGTGCATGAGCTTTTCGCAGTGCCCGCGCCCGCGAAGTCGGCCGAACCGCCCAAGGGCAAGAAGTCGGCGAACGCCGGCCCGGCCTGAATTCACGGAGAACGCAATGCCTGCATTCAAGACCGCGACCAGTGGCTGCGTGAGCCAGGTCGCCATCACGCCGTCGGACACGACGATTTATGACCCGCCGCTCAAAGCCCTGTGGATCGGTGGCGCTGGCAATGTGGCAGCCGTAGCTGTCGATGACACGGCTGCCGTGACGCTGGCCGGTGCGAACGCGGGCCAGATCATCCCGGGGTTCTTCATCAAGGTCATGAACACGAACACCACGGCCACGAGCATCGTGGGCTGGCGATGAGCATCGAGTTGTCGCTGGGCATCGGGATCACCGAGACCCCGATGGATCGACGCGCGGGCGGCCCCGTCGCTGGCGCCGATAACCTGCTGCTCGAAACCGGCGACGCGCTCCTGCTCGAAACCGGCGACGCGCTGCTACTGGAGTGATCGATGGCTGATGCCAAACTCACCGCACTGACGGCCGCGAGCGCGCTGGCTGCGGCGGATCTGTTCTATGTGTCGCAGTCGGCCGCGAGTCGCAAGGCGACGGGCACGCAGTTGCTCGCCCTGGTCGGTACGACCTACGTCCCCCTGGCCGGCGGCACGATGACGGGTGCGCTGACGCTGCCTGCGGGGGCTGTTGGCACGCCTTCGCTGATGTTCACTGGGGCGGGGGCGACGACTGGGTTTTATTCGACTGGATCAAACAACGTGTCGCTGGCTGTCGGCGGCAATCAGCTTTTTTATTGCAACACGAACACACTCTGGATTGCAGGGGCTACTGGTGCCGGACTGCTAGGCGACAACGCGTTGTTTTTGTTTGGCGCCTCGGCTGACACAATTTTACGTCGTGACGCAGCCGCCACGCTTGCGCAGAGAAACGGCACGACGCAGCAGACATTCCGCCTCTACAACACCTACACCGACTCGTCGAACTACGAGCGGTTGACGTTGACGGGCGTGGCCGGCACGAGCGTGAACATCACGGCGGAGACGCTTGGAACCGGCGCGGACAACATCAACATCGTGTTGACGCCTGCGGGGACGGGGGTGGTGTCTGTTCCGGCGCTAGTAAGCGCGACCAGTTTCACATGCGGCAATGATGTCACGATGAATTTTTCATCCGCCGGTATTCGCACGCGGTCGACTGGCGAATATGCTTGGACGGCTGGAAACGCGACGGCGGCGGCTGACACGGCGATTCATCGCGACTCCGCAGGCGTTGCGGCTGTCGATAACGGCACGGCCGGCACCTACCGCGATTTGAAGCTGCGCAACCTGCTCGCCGGGGGCGGTAACGGCTCCTACGTCCAGACGCCATCGATGAAGGTCACCAACCTCGCTGCCGCTGAAACAGCAGGAGCAGGTGCTCGGGCCTTCGTCAC